TGTACCATCATACCCAGGTCCAAATCTATACCCATCCCCGCCACTAGCATTACTAAACAAACCTGTCTGACCTGCCGCGGGCGGGTTTTTAATCCAGCATTCAAAAGTAAAGTTACCTGTAGTAGGTACCATATTAGAAGCAAACGTAAAACCTGTTGAGGCTGCAGCTGCGCTACCCCCTGTAGTCCCGCTGAAATCAAAACAACCTTTACCATCAGTAGAAAATACCGGGCTACTGGCGCCGGGAAAGCCGGCGCCGTTAGCATTGTTACCGCTATTACTTAAATCTACCCAGGCTTCATTTGGCTGAGGATAGCTTTTAGTGTTACCTGCATCTAAATATAACACTAAATTATCGGTAACTATTTTAGGTCCGTTATTGTAACTCATATATTAAACCGTCCTTTTAAAGCGTTATAATTTTGTAATATTTCAGATGCATTTAATAGTCTATTGTAAATCATTAAAAAAGAAAAGCTGCCATCTGAGTATTCTGTAGCTCCTGGGTTATATCTTGCTATAGCAATACCGTTCGGTCCCTGAGATCCGCCTGTGCTGGCCAAAGTATTTGGAGCACCATTAATATAAAATCCCCAAGAATCAGAACTATAATTATTTAAAGTAGTATATATTTTCCAGTTATTATCGGTACCACCGGCCCCCACCCCGGTTATCCAGCCTTCTGCGTAAAAATTACCTACTGAATTACCCCAATGGCCCATCAACCAGTTATTGTTGGCGCCGTTTATCATACGGCCATTCGACCCGTTATATTTTGCAGCACCCATGACCGTGCAATTTGTAGTAGAAAAATTAGCAGTGGTACCAGTTACATAACTACTACTACCATTAAATGTTAATATACCACCGTTAGCTCTTGAAAAAGTAGGAGAATTAAAAAGAGTGCCGTCATAATTACGACATAAATCGTATATAGTAGTACCGGACCCCGGGTAGCAGTCAGGTTCAGCCATATCCCAGTATAGTACTAGGCCATCTGTAACTATTTTTGGGCCGCCGGCTATACTCATATTTTTATTCTAGGGTCTAAAGGGAATATAGTCATAGTACCTTCTACATAGGTGTTGGGGTAATTAATTAAACTTTGACGATATATTTTCATTTGCTGTATCAGTTCGCTATCTGGTTCAGTATCTAACCAGAATAACTGTCCAATTATTGCATCGCACATCTGTTTTACGTCTGCTTTAGTGGTCATAGTTTAAACCTTCCTTTTAATGCATTATAATTTTGAAGTAGTTCTGAATTATTTAAAAACCTATTATAAGCCGCAAAGTATGCTATATCTCCCCAGTACTGAGACGAATTAGCAGGGTCAGTACTACCATTATGATAAGCCCCTAAAGATCCAAAACCTCTATTGTATCTAGAATTAGCGTCAGCAATGGTACCTCTAGTTACTGTAGGAGAGTCATTGTAACTAAATTGATAATACGGAGAAGAGGACTGCCACCTCCAGTATATTTGTATCCAGGTGGTAGTGCCGTTGCCTGGTAAATTTTGCTGGGAAAAACCTGTACCTAAGAACCCGGCACCATTATTATCATACATACCTATATTCCAACCGCCGCTTTCTATAATGACTTGGTGATCGGCATCGTAGGAGCGAGTAAGAGTTCTCCATTCAGCAGTCGAATTTTTAACTCGAGTAACAATATGATACGTTACACCAGTAGCATCGGATAAAGATATATCTGTACTATTTTTAGCACAACCGTATGCCCCGTTAAAGTCCATATAACCTGCTGCATTATATGCGGTAGCAATTATATTAAAATTATTATTGTTTGGAGTTAAATCGTACCATACAGTACCAGAACCAGGATAGCTTTTTTTATTACCTGCATCCAAGCAAAGTATTAAATTGTCAGTAACAACTTTAGGCCCTCCAAATATACTCACGGTAAACCAAGCCTTCCTTTTAATGCGTTGTAGTTTTGTAATACTTCTGAATCAGTTAAAACTTTATTGTATATAAACATATTATCAACATTACATAACGGATTAGTGTAATATTCAAATATATAAATTGGCGACGAACCAGATGTTTTATTGCTAGTCGGGTACTGTGCCCCTATTCGTTTCCCGTTAACATAATTTATTGTTTCATTTGCATTTTTAGTTACCCCTATATAAAACCACGTGTTTAACGGAAACTCACTATTAGAATCTAAAGTAATACTATTATACCCAAAATCGCAACCGGTATTGCCTGGATCGTATCTCCAGTGTATCCATCTATTACTTGGCCATCTCCATACCCCCGGGCTTCTATCAGTTGTAGCCGGAGCATAAGTAAATATTTTTTCCCAGCTTCCAGTAGTACCAGTTGAATTACCAGCAGTAGAATTAAACCGTATTCTAAAAAATATTGAATGTTGATCGGTGTCTAATAAATTTGTCGTCCCGGTCGACCAGGTATAGCCAGCAGATGCTCCGCTTAACGGGGTTATATAAGAAGCAGACCCAGAAAAATTTAACCCGTTATTAGTCATATCATTCCATACTGTACCAGTTCCCGAATAGCTTTTAATATTACCCGAGTCAATATACAGCCCTAAACGATCTGTTACTATTTTTGGTCCGTTATTATACCCCATATTATTACTTATATACCTGATGTAGGCTGGGTCCAGACAGGAGAGTTTAACTCTATCATCATTTCTTCGTAGTTATAAGGCCCTTGTTTATACTCGCTAGGTATATTAGCAATACTTGAAGGGATACCATTAGTTTTATTATTGTCCCATTTAAAAAGGGTTAGTGATTTGTCAACAGAATACCTTAAAGTTTCTGGAGATGTTTCTAAAACTTGCTCAAAATCAACAGCGCTGATTTGAGAAGAATTTATTATCATGAATTCACGAGCGCTGTACATAAATTATAATCCAAAGCGAGATCTAGTTGCGTTGTAATTTTGTAGTACTTCATTATTAGTTATACCACGATTATAAACCCACACGCAACTTATTGTTAAACCAGCTCCGGCTCCTCCTATATAAAGAGGGTCTGTCGATGTTTCTATATTAAGCGCACCGGGCGTAGCATATGCGCTGGTATATGTTCCTGAATGCCATACATGAAATCGTTGGTTATTGGCGCCTCCGTTTTTATCGTAAGAGTGTACTACATAATTCCAATTAGTTAATGAAGGATAAAGTAGCCCGGGTCCAGTATTTCTTGCGCCTCCTGTTGAAATAAAATCTGGTAATAACGGATTATTACCATACCACTCAATAATTATTCCGTACTTAGTATATGTAGGTTTTCCTATAAGATTTTTGTAAGATACCCCTATAGCATTATTAAACTTAACCCACATACCAACTGTAAAGCCAGTTGTTAATTGTAAAGAAGAGCTATTATTAACTGAAATATAATCATCAACAGTATCAGTAGTAATTGCTCCGCCATTTGCACCACTGTAAGTCGGTCCATTAACTAAAGTTGCATTGTTACCTGTAAAGCTTAAATCATTCCAAGCAGTACCAGATCCTGAATAGCTTTTTTGATTACCAGCATCTAAACACATCACTAAGCCATCGGTTACTACTCTTGGAGAATAGTTTGTTGCCATGTTACACCTCCGTTACTAATTTTGGTATGTCTTTACGTTCTGCTTGTATGAAGAAGTAGCAATCAATTAGAGAGTCAAGCATACTATCATTCTTAATAGTGACTTGTCTACTATTTGCTTCTAAGACTACAAGCTTTTGAAATGCGCCTATAGGTGTGAGTTGAACGGTAATTGTTTCTTCGTCTACTAAATTAAACCAATACTCTGGTAAAGGTATTACATTTGTAGTGGTTTTACCACGTATAAAGACCGAATGCTCAGGGCCTTCTATAACACCGTATACTAATTTCTTACCAGGCTTAGTTGGGTGATCAATTACGAAAGACTTAGTAGTTGCAGCAAATGAACCACTGACTTCTAATTTATAAGCGGCACTTTGAGTACCAATACCGACGTTTGTACCGTTATCAAATATCTGACTATTACCTAATGAACTTGCACCAGTAAACTTAGCTACATAATTTGTTGTACCAGTGCCCGCAAATGCACCAGAGTAACCTGAAATACCGCTAAAGCCCGATGTACCAGTTATACCTTGGGTACCGGTAGTGCCTTGGGCGCCAGTATTACCTTGGGTGCCGGTCGCACCTTGAGATCCAGTTGTGCCTTTGGCGCCAGAATAGCCAGATATACCGCTAAAGCCCGATGTACCAGTAGTACCCTGAGTGCCGGTTGCGCCTTGTGCGCCAGTTGTGCCTTGGGTACCGGTAGTGCCGGTAGTGCCTTGCGCGCCAGTTGCTCCTTGAGAGCCAGTTGCACCTTTGGCACCAGAATAGCCAGATATACCGCTATAACCACTTATACCGCTGAAGCCTGAAGTACCAGTAGTACCCTGAGTGCCGGTTGTGCCTTGTGCGCCAGTAGTGCCTTGGGTACCGGTAGTGCCGGTTGTGCCTTGTGCGCCAGTTGTGCCTTGGGTACCGGTAGTGCCAGTAGTGCCTTGCGCGCCAGTTGCTCCTTGAGAGCCGGTTGCACCTTTTGCACCGGAATAGCCAGAAACACCTGAGTAACCACTTATGCCGCTAAAGCCTGAAGTACCAGTAGTACCTTGAGTGCCGGTTGTGCCTTGGGCACCAGTAGTGCCTTGGGTACCGGTAGTGCCAGTAGTGCCTTGCGCGCCAGTTGCTCCTTGAGAGCCGGTTGCACCTTTTGCACCGGAATAGCCAGATATACCGCTATAACCACTTATACCGCTAAAGCCTGAAGTGCCAGTAGTGCCTTGGGTCCCGGTAATACCTTGGGCACCAGTAGTGCCAGTAGTGCCTTGAGCGCCAGTAGTACCTTGTGGGCCAGAATAACCAGATATACCACTAAAGCCTGATGTGCCAGTAGTGCCTTGAGTGCCAGTAGTACCTTGTGCGCCAGTTGCTCCTTGAGAGCCGGTTGCACCTTTAACACCGGAATAGCCAGATATACCACTAAAGCCTGAAGTGCCAGTAGTGCCTTGAGTGCCAGTAGTACCTTGTGGGCCAGAATATCCTGATATACCGCTAAACCCTGATGTACCAGTAGTGCCTTGCGTGCCTGTAATACCTTGGGCACCAGTAGTACCCTGAGTGCCAGTAGTACCCTGAGTGCCAGTAGTACCTTGTGGGCCAGAGTAGCCAGATATACCGCTATAACCACTTATACCACTAAAGCCTGAAGTGCCAGTAGTACCTTGCGTACCAGTAGTGCCTTGCGTACCAGTAGTACCTTGTGGGCCAGAATATCCTGATATACCGCTAAAGCCTGAAGTACCAGTAGTACCCTGAGTGCCAGTAGTACCTTGTGGGCCAGAGTAGCCAGATATACCGCTATAACCACTTATACCGCTAAAGCCTGAAGTGCCAGTAGTGCCTTGCGTACCAGTAGTACCTTGTGGGCCAGAATATCCTGATATACCGCTAAACCCTGATGTACCAGTAGTGCCTTGCGTGCCAGTAGTACCTTGTGGGCCAGAGTAGCCAGATATACCGCTATAACCACTTATACCGCTAAAGCCTGAAGTGCCAGTAGTGCCTTGAGTGCCAGTAGTACCTTGTGGGCCAGAATATCCTGATATACCGCTAAACCCTGATGTACCAGTAGTGCCCTGAGTGCCGGTTACGCCTTGTGCGCCAGTAGTACCTTGCGGTCCAGAATATCCAGATATACCGCTAAAGCCTGAAGTACCAGTAGTACCCTGAGTGCCGGTTACGCCTTGTGCGCCAGTAGTGCCTTGTGGGCCACTATACCCTGATATGCCTGAATAGCCAGATATACCACTAAAGCCTGAAGTGCCAGTAGTACCCTGAGTACCGGTTGTGCCTTGCGGTCCAGAGTAGCCAGATATACCGCTATAACCACTTATACCGCTATAGCCTGAAGTACCAGTAGTGCCTTGCGTGCCAGTAGTGCCTTGAGGACCGCTAAAGCCGCTTATACCACTATAACCCGATATACCGCTAAAGCCTGAAGTACCAGTAGTGCCTTGAGGTCCGCTAAAGCCGCTTATACCTGAGTAACCACTATACCCTGATAAACCAGAATACCCCGATACACCACTAAAACCAGATGTTCCGGTAATGCCTTGAGTACCAGTAGTACCTTGGGCGCCAGCTGTACCTTGTGGACCAGAATAGCCTGATATACCAGAGTAACCGCTATAACCAGATATACCAGAAAAACCACTTATACCGGAGTAACCGCTATAACCAGATATACCAGAAAAACCACTTATACCGGAGTAGCCTGATATACCAGAATAACCTGATGTGCCCGAGTCGCCTGGTATACCTGAATAACCGCTATAACCAGATATACCAGAAAAACCACTTATACCTGAGTAGCCTGAGGTACCAATAGCACCTTGTGGCCCAGAGTAGCCTGATATACCACTATAACCCGACGTACCGGTAGGGCCTTGAGTGCCTACTGTACCTTGAGGTCCACTATAACCAGATATACCGGAATAACCACTTGTACCAGAATAACCACTTATACCACTATAGCCACTATAACCAGACCCACCGGAATAACCTGAAGGACCAGAATAACCACTTATACCACTATAACCACTAATACCGCTGTAGCCGCTAAAACCAGATGTGCCTACAGCTCCGCGGTATATACCGGTTCGTACAGCGCTATAATGGTCTGCGCCTAGATAATGGAAGTTAAACTGTATAGTATTAGTATCGTTTGTACTAGCTTTAGTTATAATCGCTAGACGGTCCGTGGCATCTAAGGCAATTGGGGTAGAAATTACATACTCTGTTAATAAAGATGCAGGTGAACCTGAAGCAACATTGGTAGTAATAGCCCCATCATTGTAGGCCGTAAATAAGCTTGTTAAAGTGCTGCCGTTATATTTTAATATTTCAAACGCAAGGTTTACTACTTTACCTAATCCTAAACCTAAACCCGCTAAACTATAATAAGTATCAAAGACCCAAGTACCTACAGGTATACTAGTAGTACCGGGCTCTCCGGTAAGAGTAATATTTGAAATTACTGTTTTATAATTGTCAGTAATAGCAATAAATGTAGTCGATGTTGTTTCAGCGCCTGATTGAGGTACTACATCATAGTAATTAAAATTAGCTATATCAGCTGCAGAAGTAGTCGGGTAATAAACTACCCCAACTGCTGGGGCACCACTAAAGCCGCTAAAACCAGATGCACCACTATAACCAGAAATACCACTATAACCAGATTGCCCAACACCGCCACTATAGCCTGAAGTTCCAGCGTCTCCACTATACCCACTAATACCGCTATAGCCACTATAGCCAGAAACACCTGAGTAACCACTTATGCCGCTATAGCCTGAAATACCTGAATAACCAGATACACCGGAATAACCAGAATAACCAGATGTACCGCTGTAACCAGAATAACCTGATATACCGCTATAACCTGATATACCACTATAACCTGATTCCCCGGAATAGCCTGATATACCACTATAACCTGAATAACCACTTATACCACTATAACCTGATATACCAGAATAACCAGAAGTTCCAGACTCTCCTATAATACCGCTATAACCAGAATAGCCAGAAATACCCGAATAACCAGAAATACCCGAATAACCAGAATAGCCTGATATGCCGCTATAGCCACTTATACCGCTATAGCCTGATATACCAGAATACCCAGAAATACCGTCAGCACCGCTATAACCTGAATACCCCGATATACCTGAGTAACCACTAATACCACTATAGCCTGAGTAGCCTGATATACCTGAGTAGCCTGATATACCTGAGTAGCCTGATATACCAGAATACCCAGAAATACCGTCAGCACCGCTATAACCTGAGTAACCACTAATACCACTATAGCCTGAGTAGCCCGATATACCACTATAGCCTGAGTAACCACTAATACCACTATAGCCTGAATAGCCCGATATACCACTATAGCCTGAGTAGCCCGATATACCGCTGTAACCTGAGTAGCCTGATACACCGCTGTAACCTGAATAGCCCGATATACCGCTAAACCCGGAATAACCAGATATACCGCTGTAACCTGAATAGCCACTGACGGAGACTATTTCTCCGTTTTTGCGAAATTCTCCAGTAACATTAACATCTCCATTAACATCAACTGCATAAACTGGTAATTTACCAAAGCCTACTTTATCCCCCGAAAGTACTATAGAATTATTAGTGGTAAAACTTCTTACTCCAGAATCATTAGATATAGGAATATAATTTGCGCCAGCGGACGCGCTTAACGGTACTCCTAAATTAGGCTCAGCATTTTTTAAATTAAGAAACTGATAGCGAGCCGAGTCCGCACTTAAAGGCGGTATAACCTGCACCCTATCGCTTATAAGTTGGGGTTGATTGTACGTGGCCATTATTGTGTGTTAACAGCTTCTAACACGCTTAAAGTGAAATTTACTGCAGAGTTACTAGCGGCAGATATAATTAATTGATCCCCGGTCCCTAAAACTAGTTTACCAACCGCTACATTAACCGCATCTCCATTAGGTACAGAAAAGCCTTTAAGTAAGTCATAATAGGACCCGGATACATTATCAGCTGAAATGCCTACTGTAATAGTATGAACACTATTAGTTATGTTAGATGCAACAGCAGAAAGTATAATACCTGCCCGGCTTGCAGGGGCTGTATAAATTACTGTCGGAATGGTGGTTGCGCCTGCAGTTACTCTTTTGAAATAGTTTAATGGTATCGAGGCCATATACTATTATATTTACTTTACTCTAATGCAAGAGTAAGGGGAGTCACTAATGATAATATAGATCTATTAAATGTTTCGCCTTCAATAGTTCCGGTAGATTGCACTACTGTAAATCCGCTACCTACTTTAAAGTTACCTAATTGATTAGTACTTGTATAGTATACGGCACCTCCGTCGCTTTGTACAGCTTCTAAATCAGGATTTCCAACTCCGCCTAAAGAAGGTACTGCAGTTGCAAGTGTTACACCAGAGCCTACATATTCCATCGTATGCGAGCTTGAAGTAATTGTACTTCTTATATAAAAGTTTACTTTAGAACCAGCTGAAAGTATATTAGTAATATTAGAAGTAGATATTATATTGTACTTGTACGTTATAATATCTGTTAAAGTAACAGAATCTAAAGTGTATAAAGTATTATCATTTTCTATTTTAAATACTAATCCTACGTAAGGCCTGTCAATTGGTAGATCATATGCAGGAAAAGATCTTGGTGTTATTGCGCTTACTGCAATAGTATCTGTACCATCAGTTGCTAGCGCTAATATACCGGTAAGTACCGGGGTAGAAGAATACCCTACTGCAACTAGACCGGATAGACCAAAAGAACAGTTAGAGGTATTAATTGAGCAAGTGCCGCCGTTGTCGGCTCTTACCCCTTCAGTGCAGCAAATAGTAAAGGTTGATACTAGCTGCGCGTAACCATTATTAGTGATATGGATACCCATACCACCTTCGTTAAATTGAGTAAATGAGTCCGTTACAAAGCTTCTTAAATAGCCGGTAGCTAAATTACCGTCTACTCTAATACCACAGCCTGCGCTTAGACCGCTTACTCCTGAAGTAATAGAGCTACTACCTTGAATGTACGGGCTTGTAGTTATAAATGGCTTGCTAGCAGGAGGTGTAATTTCATACCCGGTAGTATTAAATGCAATTGCAGTTAAAGAAGCATTAGAAAGATTTGGAAATGCGCAAGCCGCGGCTGGCGCTAAATGATCTCTAAAAGTAATACCCCAAACATAAACACTATTAGTGCACCAAAACACATCGTATTGTCTGTTAGTTGGGCGTACTGAAACTCTTCTTAAATTATCTCCAATGACCGAAACATTAGGAGCAAGATAAATTGGGTTTGCTTCAGTATAATCCCCACTGATAAGGATTATAGTGTATTTTGTACCTAAATTAGCTGCAGCATAAGCCGCCGCTTTTTTAATGGTGAGAAAAGGTGTAGCTAAAGTTCGACCGTCATTACTATCATTACCGTCTTTAGAAACATATAATCTATTTGCTTCAGGGGTTAAACCTTGACCGTCTTGACCGCTGTATCCTGATATACCACTAAAACCTGAGTAACCACTTATACCAGAATAACCAGACACACCAGAAAAACCGCTTATACCTGAGTAACCTGACAAGCCACTATAGCCACTTATACCGCTGTAGCCTGAATAACCGGAATAACCGCTGATCCCGCTAAAACCTGAGTAGCCAGAAATACCGCTATAGCCTGAATAACCGCTAATACCGCTGTAACCTGAATAGCCGCTAAAACCAGAGTAGCCTGATACTCCAGAATAACCTGAATAGCCTGAATAGCCTGAAGGACCAGAATAGCCACTTATACCGCTATAGCCAGAATAGCCAGATATACCAGAATAACCACTTATACCGCTATAGCCAGAATAGCCAGATATACCAGAATAACCACTTATACCGCTATAGCCTGATATACCAGAGTAACCAGAGTAACCAGAAATACCGCTGTAGCCTGAGTAACCGCTTATGCCGCTATAGCCTGAATAACCAGAATACCCTGAAATGCCTTGACCGCTAAATCCTGATATACCTGAATAACCACTAATACCGCTATAACCAGAATACCCTGATATACCTACTTGTCCTGCTAAACATATTTCAAGATTATTATATGTCTTAAAACCAGGAGACTGAGAATACGTTACAATTGCACTTAATGCACCAGTCACGCTATCATAACTGCGAACAAACATATACTGAACAATATTGTCTCCGGCGGCGTATACAGACAATGTTTGACCAGCGTTAAACGCTAACCCTGCTGTAATAGGGGTTTGATAAAATGTTTCCCCGACTGACTGAAAATAATATTCTCCCGTATTTGGAAAAAATACGGTACAAATCTGAGGGGTTATTCCACTATAACCACTATAACCAGAATACCCGCTATAGCCAGATATACCGCTATCTCCGCTATACCCACTGTAGCCAGAGTAACCGCTCCAGCCGCTAAAGCCTGAAATACCACTATAACCTGATATACCGGAGTAGCCGGAGTAGCCAGAAATACCACTATAACCTGAATAACCGCTTATACCACTATACCCGCTATAGCCGGAAAAGCCGCTGTAACCACTTATACCACTATAACCAGAATACCCTGATGTGCCCTGACCACTAAAACCTGATATACCGCTAAAACCAGAATAACCAGATATACCGCTAAAACCTGAATAACCAGACAAACCACTGTAACCTGAATTGCCAGAGTAACCAGAAATACCGCTATAGCCCGAATAACCACTATAGCCCGAATAACCACTAATACCGCTATAGCCAGAATAACCTGATACGCCTGAATAACCACTAAAGCCTGATATACCGCTATAACCACTAATACCACTATAACCGGACACCCCGCTAAACCCTGTATAACCAGATATACCACTGTAACCGCTAAAACCAGAATAGCCTGAAGTACCTTGACCGCTAAAACCTGATATACCGGAATAACCGCTTATACCACTATAACCAGAATAACCTGATACACCTGAATAACCACTAAAACCACTAAAACCACTTATACCGCTAAAGCCCGAGTACCCTGAAAAGCCAGAAGTACCTTGACCGCTAAAACCTGATATACCACTATAACCAGAATGACCTGATATACCTGAATAGCCGCTTATTCCAGAGTATCCTGAAATACCGCTGTAACCAGAATGACCTGAAAGACCAGAATAGCCGCTTATACCTGAATAACCTGAAATACCTGAATAACCAGAGCTACCAGTACCGCTATAACCACTAAAGCCTGATATACCGCTAAAACCTGAGTAGCCTGAGTAACCACTTATACCAGAATAGCCACTAATACCGCTATAGCCTGAATAACCAGAAGCACTATTACCACTAAAACCAGAGTACCCTGAAATGCCTTGGCCACTAAAACCGCTCGCTCCACTAAAACCAGAGTAGCCCGACATACCAGAATAACCCGAATAGCCTGAAGGACCAGAATAGCCACTTATACCACTATAGCCAGAATAGCCAGAAGTACTATTACCACTATAACCAGAATAACCTGATGTACCTTGACCACTAAAACCAGAATACCCCGAGGTTCCGGATCCACTAAAACCAGAATACCCCGATATGCCGCTGTAACCAGACATACCAGAAAAGCCAGATTGACCGTCAAACCCTATTGTTATATTTGTTACTACTCTACTATAATTTGTGTCTCCGAGATAATAATATGTTACGTCTGTGTCTTCAGTGTTAGTAGTTTGTACGAATACTTTAAAGACAAGTCTATCTGATTGATTTAATACTAATGGAGACTGTATGTAATAATTTGTTCTTTGATAAGTCGCAAATGGAGTTTTAGTTAACGCGGCTCCCGTAGCAGAAAATAATTCTGTTTCAGTGCTGTCTACCGCTCTTTTAAATACTTTATAAACAAAATTGGTAGTACTATACTCAGCGCTTAAACCTGAAACTGAATAGAAAGTATCAAACGACCAATTACCTATATTAATAAGAGTTTTAAATGGTTTACTTGGAGGTGTAATAGCAGCAAACACTAAAGCTTGCCCATCCGTATCGTTTATAATAGTATCAAGATAAATTTCTGAACCTACCTCTTGAGCGTCGAATAATAAACCGTAATTGTAAGGAGTAGGTAAGCCTTGAGGTAACGGTAAACCGCTCACATCAGCGGCAGAAGTAGAATAATAGTAAACTACCCCTGTAGGAGAAGGTCCGCTGTAACCACTTATACCACTATAACCACTTATACCACTGTAACCACTGTACCCACTAAAACCGCTAATACCAGAATAGCCGCTAATACCAGAGTAGCCTGAGTACCCGCTTATACCAGAGTAACCTGAAATACCTGAATAGCCTGAAGTACTTTCTCCACTATAACCAGAATACCCCGATACGCCTTGACCACTAAAACCACTTATACCGCTAAAACCAGATACACCTGAATAACCTGAAAGGCCTTCATCTCCTTTAGGTCCTACTGCAGATACTGTTGAAACTGCAACAGAATAAGTGGTGTAAGAACCGTCTGGGTTTTTTTGCTCTAAGAAAAGTAAATCGCCTGGCTGAGCTTGAGGAACAGTAGGTAGCTCGTGAGGATATACAATTGTAGGATACTGTGTGTCAGCCATATAATATTATTTAGTTATTAGGACTACGAAGTCCGAGATATGTATTTTCACTATTATTAGAACCAAGCGCACTTGCGCTTGGGGTATGAGCGCCGCCGCCTGCGTATAGATTTACTAAAGTACCACCATCATCATACGCCCCATACACCCCGGTATTTGGTCGGCCAGTTTTAGGATCAGTGCCGTCATATGTTAAGTATCCAGAAAGCGGAGCATTAGTATTTTGTTGGTAATTATACACAACTGTTCTACCTTGCTTATCCACATTTTGAGAATATGCTTTGGTTTCAATAATGCGAGCATCCGCTCCAGGAGTTCCGGTATCAAGAGGCACAATTCCATCGTATTTATTATCAAATACCTGTTTGCTAAGAGCTTCTCGTGGGGCATTAGGTTCAAAGGTATAATCATAACGTTTACCTTTTATCATCCAAACATAATGCCCCATTAATTGATTAGCTTCTCCACCTCTTTGATCAACTCGTTCTGTTATTTCATATATTTGCCCGCTTCTTCCGTTTGGACGAGTAGTACCATATTCGGATAATTCAATTAAATCCCCTGCTTTAGGTTCATATGTATATCTAGATGTTATGCCGCTTAAAGAAGATGCAGTTAAAGAAGAGGTAAATGCTTTAATAGAAACAACCGCTGTAATATCCGCATTACCTTGTATACCAAATTTACTTAATATAATACTATCATTATTAACAGTAAGACACATTACCACGCTTAACGGCGGAAGAAATCCAGCTAAAGGCTGTTCTCCGTAGAAAAAGTCGTGTCCAGAAAGAGTATAAGCATTTATATAGTAGCTAGTACGCATACCATATTGCCGTATTTGTTCATCCCACCAATTTTCCCAAAGATTACGTTCTGTATCTGTTTTGCTTATATCCAAATAGCGAAGGTCCCCTGAGAGGCATTCTGTATTACCAGTGGTAACTGAAGGGGCAATATAGTAGCCCGTATCTACACAGTACTTCGCTATTGACATAAAAATATTTACAGAATTTATAGAATTAATCACAAATTTGCTAAATAATATTACAATGAGCAAAATAAAAAGCCTTGCCGGGTTAGATCAGTTGTATGCTTCTATTCAACAAAACACTGTTAAAGTTGATGAAGCTAAGAAACCCGCCACCATTTTACCTACTAATACTGCCATGTACCTTCCTGAGTCAGCTCAAGATATTGGTACTGACACTAAAGTTGAATTAGCTGATAAGAAAAAAAGTGGTCCACACGGGGCTGATAATTTTGAACCTGTGAAAAAGCCTAAAAAAGAAGGCAATGCTTTTGCTAAAGCCGTTATTGATGCCAAAAAAGACGGTATACAACCCGGAGAGAAGGTAAAAGTTCCTGGCAGTGACAAAGAAGTTCCTTTAAAAGAAGCTGATGAGGAAAACGAAGAAGAAGATGAAACAGAAGATAAAAACCATCTTAACAAAAAACACCATAATGATGAAAATGGTGAAGAGGAAAAAGAAGAAAAAGTAGAAGAAAACGTAGAAACCGTTACTAAATCTAATAAATATAAGAAACAACAATTTACTATGCCTAAATCAAAATTCGATCAACTATATGAAGATGCAGTCAACAATGTTCCTTTCGTATCCGAAGAGGAAGATATGACTCCAGTGGCGCCTGCTGCAGATGCAGGTCTAGATACAGGAGCTGAGACAGATATGGCTCCAGCAGAAGAAACAACTCTCTCTCACGAAGAAGCTGTTGAAGCTCTCGAAAAAGTATTAGCTTTCTTAAGAAAAGACATTGCTCATGACGTTGAGACTGGTACTTTAGGAGACGAAGAAGGCGCGATGGGTGCTGAAGACGAAACCCCAGTTATGGAAGAAGTAGAAGCTGAAGATCTCGGCCATGCTGGTGTAGGTTCTGGAGCAAAATCAGAACAACTTAAAGATGGTCACAAGCTAAAGACTGTTGGTACAGGCACAGTAACCCAAAAGGGTGGATCTGCTTCTGAGCAAGGAGCTCCTGGCACTGTTCAAGATCCTACTCCTAAGAAAGCAAAAGATTTTGACAAAGGGCTACAAAAACCAACTGGAAACAATCAGACCGGTAATCTAAAGACAGGTAAAGATCTTTTCGCTAATTAATAGTCTTAAAGGCATAGACTTCAAAAGCCCGCTTTAAGCGGGCTTTTTTATTGTATAAATCTCTGATCAAACATTCTGTTAGCAGTACTACCGTTAGGTAGTCTCCACCCTTGTTCAAATAATTCATTTATATCTGCATCCTGTTCTTCAGTTTCAGGTATAACGACAGGGTTATGAGGTATAATTGTATTTTCTTCTTTTTTATCAAGACGTCTATTCATTTCAGAAGGCTTTGGCATACTCATTACAAAAGGATCCCAGTTATTTGGTACCATTTTTAATATTTTACCATTACTGTCTTGCTGTACAATTTCGTAAAACTGCTCTGCAACTTTATTATCTAATATAAAAAGCGCCCAAATAAGAGCCTCTACTCTATCATCCATATATTTATCAGACTGTTTTTTCCATATACCGTTGGGGTGTCGTATATATGTTTTAAACTCTCCAATAGTTTCTTTATCATTTAGCTTAACTACTTTTAATACATTCATCCAGTATCTAAAATTAGACATAGAATTAAATTTACTATTAGTGTGAGAATATATACCCATTCTATTATCTTGTTCGGCTTTTTCTGTAAATGAACCCATACTAGGGGTATATTTTACTAAATTATTATACTGATGGGTATGTATTAAAGCGTCTACTACTTGCGCACCGCAATTATTTCTTTCAATAAGTATGGGCGGGTTGTTCCATTGAGCAGCTATTTCTATTAATTTAGCTGCAAAATTAAACGGATCTAATTTATTATAAGCATATGTAGCTACTTGCTCTATTTGAGTTAAATCTGTAATGTCCACCACTTGTATAGTTGAGTTAGCTCTACCTATACCTTCCCCTACGTCAACCCCTATAGTGTAATAATGTCCGTCAATTCTATCTTTATACACTTTTAATAGTCCGTCATCATCCGTATATACCGGTTCTAACGCGGTATTTTCCATTTCTTCTAATTGTTCTTTATCAAAAACATTTTCCCCAGCTGCTCTAAACTCATTACCGTATTCCTGATTAAAAGACTCTAAAGAACCTAATGCTCTTATAGTCATTTCTTTCCATTTTTCATCTCTTCCAGGCACTTCAAACCAATCAACTCTTTCATGGTGCCAGCCGTTTTTGCCGAGCGTAGCATCGTTATAGGTATTGAAAAACAAATTACCGACTCCATTAGGAGTAGATAACATAAAAATTTTAGACTTTTTAGAAGACGAAATAACAGGAAACACTGATTCCCAAAAGTCATCCATAAACTCAGGTGGAATAAACGCAGCTTCATCAAGAAGTAGACAGTTAATAGATTCACCACGAGCAGCATCAGAAGTTGTTGTACTAATACCTATTGAGCTGCCGTTGGCTAGTTCCATACCTTCTTTTGCGTATGCAATTACCCCGGGCTTCATATAGTTAGGTAACATCTCATACGCCAACTTGATGCGTTTAAATATGTTTTTAGCAGTTTCTTGTTTATTTGCAATTAATAATACTCTATAGTCATCAGTAAAACACACCATCCATAAAGCAAATATAGTAAGAATTGTGGTTTTACCAATTTGCCGTGAAGCTAATACTACGTTAAATCTATTTTCTACTAACGCTTTTAATATACGCTTTTGATAGGGATAAAGCTTAATAGGCTGTTTACCTTCATCTAGACTTACAATATAAAAAAACCGAGAAAAATGTAATATAGACTTTCTAGCTCTTTCTAGATCTTCTACCATTTCTGGCGTCCATTGAAATTCAGTCTCGGGTACGGGCAGATTTTTATTGCCCATATAAAATGTTTCTTTAGAAGCGCCTTTAGACATACTGGTATTTACTGTGGAAAATGCATGTTGCAATTATAAAATATATTATGAACGGTTTAAAGCTTACTAGCAACGAATTAGATCCTACTGGTTACTGGAGCAAATCTTTAGCAAGATTTCAACAATTTTCTACAGCGGGTAAACAGTTGCTTTACCCAGGCCCTGAATTTTTAGCATTGTTCGAACAAAACGGCTATGAAATGACTGAAATTGAACAATGGTATGCAGAAGAAGCTCAAATACGTTTACAGAAACATTATCCTTCTCAAAACTGTCTTAAAAAAGAATGGATGACTCAAGATGTATACAGTTTGTATACTGGTTCAACTGATTTATACTCCGGAAATGATACCGGGGTATGGGAGGGAGCACATTTAAATCATTGTTTACTATTTGAAAGGCGAGCGTTTACTGGAGAAGCTTTAGAACAGCTAAAGACATTTGCTACGAGAAATACATTAATATATAAACTTATTAAAATGAAACCTAAGTGGGGTTTTGACTTCTCTATGGACTACACTGATAAAGAAGGGAACGTACTAGAAGTGTTGCATTACGAATATGACGGATTCAATTACAATGAAATTTACGAAAAGCAAAAAAAACATGAAGCTGTATTTTTAAGTATAGACTGGAATGATGCTGCAAAGCAGTTGATTAAGTATAAAGATCAATGGGGTCATTTAGAGTTTTTTGAACAAAGCGCGTGGAAGTGTCGCTTTTTCGGTATCGATAATGAGCGCTGGAAGATGGTAGTTTGGGAATAAAAGTTAAAGTCCAAATACTTTCTTAAAAGCGCTTAATGCTTTTTTATAACTTTCTTGAGATTCATCTGCCGAGTCTTTTGTGTATTGCCAGTTAAAGCTAAGTTCTTCTGGTACTTTGAACCCATAAAAGTCTAATACTTTCTTTTGAGTGTCAATAACTGTTTCACCGTTCCAGTTTTGACCTATAGCTATAATACCCGCATCAATATTTTCTACAATATTATCTTCTTTAAGAGTGGTATGTCTATTTTCTATCCAATCTAAACGTTCAATTAGTTTTTGATATACACTATTAGTTTGACCCCAGCGCACACTTACAAAAAATACTACTGCATCAGACTCAAAGAGTGGCTTACTTATTTTCCATAGTTCATCATCTTTATTATTAATTGAACACCAGCATCTATGATTACCACTCGGATTTTTTTCTTTATCTTTCAATACCGAGTCTTTTACCCCGCAATTATTGCCGTCTGATTTGCTTACGTTACCTTCGCAAATATAAATGTTAAGTTTGGCAACATCGATAATTTCTACATTATCTCCCACTTTGGATTTAATAAACTCTGCTAAAATAGTGCTCTTGGGTTTTTCTTTATCTCCTTCCCAACGATTGGAAGTTGTTAAAAATAATACCTTTTCTTTTTTCTTAAGGTATTCGATAGCATTGTTAAGTTTTTCCTGGTAAATATCAGGATTATTAGTGTTAACTATATCTTCGAAGAGTTTTAAATAGTCAGGCATTACGTAAATATTTACGTTACATGGAACCATCTGCAAAGCTTACTTTTCAATATCATGACACTCTTAATCCATTAGTATGGAGAGACGGTAAGCTTATTCCGGCTATAAAAGATAAACTACTACAAGTAGCAGAAGCATTTTTAGAGTCTTTCGAGTTAGATATTGATGTAGAGGATATTACGTTTACTGGTTCTTTAGCAAATTATAATTATACGCCTCAAAGTGATATAGATCTACATATACTAACTGATTTAACTGAATACGGTCAGGATGTAGACTTTTTAAAAGATTATTTTAAAGCTAAAAAGACTGTTTGGAATAGCAACCATGATATAAAAATAAAAGGTTTTGATGTAGAGTGCTACGTACAAGACATTAACGAACAACATTACGCAACCGGTGTATATTCTATTAAAAACGATTCGTGGTTAATAGTACCGGAAAAAGAAAAACCAATTAATCAGTCAGAGGTTAAACGAAAAGTTGATCATATACTTGAATTAATTAGCCATGCTTTAAGTGACAGTTGTAATTTAGAATGTGCAGAAAGAGTTAAAGAAAAAATATTAAAAATGAGACAAGCCGGCCTCGAAGCCGGCGGAGAATTCTCTGTAGAAAATTTAGCTTTTAAAGAATTAAGGCGACGTGGTATGATAGATAAACTCGTTACTGGTGTGGTAGCAAAAGGAGATAAAGAGCTGTCTCTTAATCAAGAAAATTTTAAACAGTTTTTTGCGTTACCAGGTATGTCTACTGGAGGCGAAGGTAGCAGAGGTCCACGACATCAAGGCTTAACTGCCGGGGTTAGTAAATTAACTAAACCTAGCACTAAGTCTGTAACAATGGTTGCGCGGTCTCATATTGACCAAGAAACCCCTTTTCCGGCTATAGAAAATTTAAAGAAAAAGAAAAAAGGAAAAACTCATATACCGCCAAATATAGCTAACGCCATAGCAACTTTTTATAGTATTAATTTAGATAAAGTACATAACGAGCCTAGAAGCTTAAGTACAAGTGGTATATCTCTTGCTTTTGATCCGGTGTATAAATATTACTACCTAAGTAAAGAAGGTAAATGAGCGACGTAGCCCAACAGTCTATTTTAAATAAATCAAGAAAAGACAAATTTATACTTGTCTTAAATATTCCTGACCCTTTAAAGTCTATAAATACTCCAGTAGGAGATGTTCGTAAAAGTTATAATTTGGATTTAAATACTTTACAGTATTCAGTATACGGCAATATTGTGCCAGATATAGCAATAAATCCAGTTGCATTAAATTTTGGCGGGCAGCCGTTAAAAGTCACCACTTACCAAAGAGAGCAATATAACAATGTTACAGTTAATTTTGCGGTAGATAACGGATATAATAACTGGTGGGTTTTATGGAAGTGGCTTGATTATATTAATCATTCCAAAATGGGTATATCAAATAAAGACGGGCTTGCAGTAAAAGGCCCTGCTACAATGCATGAATATCAGACCCTGATTACTGTTTTTGGCTTAGATGAATATAATAATCAGAAAATTAAATTTGATTACCATAAAGCATTTATTACAAATCTGCAAGGGTTTAAATATAGCTACCAAGACGCTACTCAAATTGAGTCAAGTTTTACTTTTGCTTTCAGTCAATTAGGCGCCGAATTACTTCAGTAATCTCAGGAATCCCTTCTGAATTTGCCTAAATAATAGTATACAAAAACTTTATGGCCAACACTCGTACTATACAATCTCCTGGCGTAGAAATTCGCGAAATCGATCTTAGCACAAGACTTAATGCTCCTAATGGTACAAGCTTCTTGGTGACCGGTTTCGCGCCTCAAGGTCCAACCTACGAAATTCTTAACGTAGCAAGTGTTGCTGATTTTGAGACAATATATGGTACTCCTACCAATGCAGCAGAGCGCTATTTTTACTACTCTGTAAGACAGCTTTTTAATGGTGGCACAAATGCAGTTGTAAATGTCGCTCGCTTACCTTACGGTGCTGAAGCTGGGGAAGGATTTTCTAGCAAGTATAGTGCGTTAGTATTTCCAGTAGTTGCAGCATCTGCAACAGATGCAACTGCTCCAGTAGCAAACGGCACCGCACTAAGCGCTGCTGGTGCTTACTACTTAACTCAACCAACATTAGTTGAGCTTACAGATGACCAATACAATTTAGTATTACAAGGCGGTCTACAATGGGCAACTGCAGCAGCAAGTACAGCGCCTGTATTTACAGGCTTTACTGAATTAAGTGCAGCTGGTTTAATTGTGCTCAATAAAGCAAAAACCACAATTAACGAAAAATTTGAAGGGTTTTATTTTAATCTTGCAGATAATGCTAACTTAAATCCTTCTACTGATTTTGATGCAGCTTTAACAATCGATACAATTGCAGCCCAAACAGCTGCTACCAGCGCATACACTGCAGTACCAAATACTCGTTACCAGTTTCAGCTAAGTGCAACTGCAACTGCTAATGTAGGTAGTGTTTCTCAAGATATTGAAAATATTCCTTCGTTTAATATAGCTGGCACCGCGTATCAAGATACTGCGATATTTTCATTATTTAAAGTAAGAGTTTCGCCTTTCTCTCCTACAGCTTTAACTCTCGAATACGTACTACAAGAAGGCTATACAGGTTCGTTCTATTCTGATCGCAAAATTCAAGATCCAAACGGGGGCCAGCCACAAAGCTATTTTATAAACACTCTTGTAAATAATACCTCCCCAAATTTAACTATATTTGTAAATCCAAATATCGCTGATAATACATCTTGGTTAGATAGTAACGGTAATGCTAATAAAGCTATAAGAGTATTAAGATCTACTTCAAGTATATTCAATACGGCTTCAGGTGGTGGACACGCTGCTGCAAATAACCTATACGCTCTTGGAGTTTACTCTCCTACACTTGGTACAGAAAATCAAAAAGTAGTAGGCAACGTAAGTACTAAAGTTGACAAGATATTGAATCTTGCTCAAAACCCAGACACGTTAAGTCTTGATGTAGTAATTGACGGTGGTATTTCAACAATCGCAGCGGCTGGTTCTGCTGCATTTGATGATACCTACTGGAGCGGCTCATTAAAAACCAACGTACAGGCCTTAACATCCTCAACTGGTAATGCGGTATCAAACGATACAGTAAATGCTTGGGTAGGCATTACAACAAAGTTTGATAATTTTGCAAGAAATGAACGTAAAGACTTAGTATTCATTTCTGATCCGTTACGTTGGGTATTCGTACAAGGTCAAAACTTTAAGACCTTAGATGACAAGAGCAAAAACTTCTCTCAAAACATTTACTGGCCATTGCGTAACCTTTATAGTAACTTAAATTCGAGTTACTCTACAACTTACGGTAACTGGGCAAGAGCAACTGATCAATACACAAACAAAAACGTTTGGTTGCCATTTTCTGGTTTTGCAGCTGCAGCGTTTAGTCGTAATGATGCAATTGCTTACCCTTGGGGCGCGCCTGCAGGTTTAAATCGTGGTACTATTACTGGTATTAATGACCTTGGTGTAAATCCTCAGCAAAAGCAACGCGACTTACTCTATAAGGTGTCTGTAAACCCAGTAGTGTTCTTCCCTAACGAAGGATACACAATAATGGGTCAAAAGACCTTACTCAAAGCTCCAAGCGCATTTGATCGTCTAAATGTACGCCGTCTGTTCCTCTACTTAGAAAAGTCTGTGTTTAATACAGCTAAATTCTTCGTATTCGAGCCAAACACTACATTTACTCGTAGCCGTTTAGTTAATACAATTACCCCGGTATTTGATCTTGCTAAGAACACTCAAGGCTTATTCGATTACTTAATTGTATGCAATACTACAAACAACACTCCAGAGTTAATTGATGATAATACTTTAGTAGTAGACATTTATATCAAGCCAGTTCGTACTGCCGAATTTATCTTGGTCAACTTCTACTGCACAAGAACATCTCAAAACTTCCAAGAGTTAATAAGCTAAGTTTAACCTAAATATTCAATATGGCTCAAACAATACAAGACTTCTTTCGGGTATCCCAAGCTAGAGACTTTGCCCGTGACTATATGTTACGGGTAGTCTCTATCGGGGAAGATACATTCAACGAAGACGATTTCGTTTATATTACCACCGCTAATCTTCCTGACCGCACTATTAGTAATCAAACCGCAACTTATATGGGGCTTGACTTTAATGTGCCGGGTACAGTAAAGTATCCAGGTAGTAACGCTTGGGCTGTGACGTTCCGTAATGATAAAAACGGGGTCATTCGTAAAAAATTCGAAGACTGGCAAATCGGTAAAGTTTTTGATGATGCTACGAGTACTGGAGATTTATCTCCACGCGGAGTTGATAAAGTAATTCAGTTAAACCTTGTAGATGATAAATTACAAATAGTTAATACGTATAAATTATACGGGGTTTATGTAGTATCTTTAGGAAATGTAGCATATAATGTTGCAGGTACTGGTACACCACTAACGTTTAATGCAACGCTAGCATACCACTACTGGCGCCACGAATAAAACTCACAAACCCCCGTAAGGGGGTTTTTTAATGTACAGAGATAAGTATCTGTATGGCTGATATTGTTAAGCTGCCCCCATTTGTAGTAAACGAAACTCCGTTACGAGGATCTGTCTCAGACGATTCTTTAAAAGGCTTTTATCAAGCAGCTCAACGGCTAGGGTTTGCAAAAGACAATTTATTCAGAGTAACTAATATAACTAATATAAAAGAGTTACAAACTGGAGAAAGAGCTATTAACAGATTTTTTACACCAAGTAAGTTACTTTATGTAAAAGCAGGTAGTATACCAAGTAGAAAAATAAGTACGGCTAAATTAAACTATAAAAATTTTAGCTTTAACGTACCAATTGCAGCATCTTACCCTAGTTCTTTAAATTGGGCTCTTACTTTTTACTCCGACGATACCTATCTAATTAAAGACATATTTGAGTATTGGAGTCAACAAGTTTATAATGAGCACGGATTTAAATCTAATCAAACCGCTCATACGGATATAACTTTAACGTTATACAAACCAGTGCAGTTAGGAGCGGGTAAATTAGAAAGAGGAAACAGAGAAATAAAAGACAAAAGATCTAAACAGGATAGAATAGATATTTTTAATATGCAGCCGGTAAGAGATTATAAACTGTATGGTTGTTTTCCGATAAATCTCGGAGATATAGCTTATAATACTACCACTGCAGGCGGTATAGCTTCTATAACTACAACATTTGCGTTTCAATATATTGGTTCTAATGAAACTACAGCTTTAATAAAAAACACATTGCGTTCAGCTGTACCGGTAAATAATCAAATAAACCCTAACCTAGCAGGTACAGCCTAAGTATTATTAAGATGGCAACTTATCAGACTAATCAAAATATTTCAAACTTTTATAGAGTAGCTACTCAAAAAAAGTTTTCTAGAGATTTCCAATTAAGAGTTAATAGTTTTATTGTTGCTGGCGGGCAAGATTTATTTGGTGAAGATGATTTGGTATATGTTAAAAGTGCAGCTCTTCCTTCTCGTAGAATAGAAAATATTAAAGCTCCGTATATGGGGCTCAACTTTAACGTACCGGGAGCTGCTACTTATCCTAATTCTGAAAGCTGGAGTATAACTTTTTACGCAGACCAAGCATTAGAGCTTCGTCAAAGATTAGAAGGTGCGATGTCAAATACATTTAGCCCCTTTAATAGTCAAAATAATAATATTACTTTACCAGGTACAGAAAATGTAATTGATTTAATTTTATTAGACGATCAAATGTATACAATTAGTACATATAGTCTTTATGGGGCTTATATTACTGATCTAGGAGCAATAGATTATAAAATGACCGGTAATGGTAGTATACAAGAAATAAAAGCTACAATTGCATATCAATACTGGGTAAGCGAAGTTGATAGAAGTTCAATCAAACAGCAACAAGGCGGTCTGCTCGGTACACTTAACGCAATTACTAATACAGCTCGTAGCTTAACCCGCGCCACTCAAGCAGTAGGGCAAGTGTTTAGACGTTAAATTTAATTAGTATGCCTATTGACAGTCCAACTCTCGGACCGAAAGGATTAGGTAGTACTTCGGAACTAGCCTCAATATTAAATAATTTACAGAGGGAAGATAATACTTTTTCTATACCTTCTGAAGCAAATTTTATAGTAAAGATTGATAGCATCCCTTATTTAGCTATTAATAATGTTATACAAGATTATTACGATGAAAATGCTCAATGGGAAGACATTCGTGGTTTACGAGGGGAATTAATTAAATTTATAGAAGAAGATAAAAAAATTAATGGCCGGATAGTATTTGCTACCGGAGTAACAATACCTGGAGAGACTTTAGCTAGCGGTAGAGTGGGTCCAAGCACTAATACAAATGTACACGGTAATTTGCTTTCAGCGCCTGTTATTAAGGGCCGTAATGATCCTAATAATTTAACAATAAGTTTTATAGAAACTAATATTTCCTTTACGGATTATATTTTAAGACCATGGTTATTTGCAGTAAGCACCTTCGGCTTGTTCGGCCGACAAACTGAAAATCAAAGAGTGAAGGGAAATCTTGAGGTATGGCATATAGACGGGTTTTCTAAAAATAGCAATTCTACTCGCAAACAAATTACATATATTGACTGCGCTCCAGTTTCGGTTCCGGATTTTACGTATGCTTACGGGGAAAACGGCAATGTACGAGTGGTAAATACGAATTGGACATATAAATCATACAAGATTACCAATATTGATGGCGATAGATCGTAATTATGTTCAAGTTAAAAGCTTTTTTACCAAGTCAAAAAAAATTTATATATGTTAAAGAGTTAAACTATAAAACATATAGAAATTTGGTAAAATCTTTGTATGTTGGAGATAAGTTAAAGACTATCGAATTGTTCAATTTTATTTTGCAAGAAATAATAGAGGTAAAAGAGCTAGTAAATTTAACAATTATTGATAAACTTGCAATTTTTTTAACTATAAGAGAAGTTTGTGTGAGCCCTGATTTAAATTTAAAATGTACCTGTCCGGATTCAAATGCGAGTTTTAACTATCAAACAGCAATTAACGATATACAAAAAACCTTAGACGAATTAATAACTGAAGTAACAGTAAAAACAGATAATTTAACTACAAAGCATAGTTTGTTTACGGGTATAAAAGACGAAACAATACTATTAACGGAAAATAATTCTGAAGATCTTTGTGCGAGTATTACTGAAATAATTACCGAAAAAATTATAAAACTGGATAGTTATAAGTTTGACGAAAAAAAAATTATAATTGAACACTTACCAGCTAGTCATTTACTACAAGCCCGCTTGCAAATAGCTCAAGCAAAAAAACATAATTCGGAAAAAAATTTAATAAAAATAGTATCCCCGCATACAAGTAAAACAATTTATAAAATTACAGGCAATATAGATTCTACTGCATTGTGCGAATTATTAGAGTATCTTTTTATAGAAGAACTTAATAATGTTTACAAAGCTATGTATAACGTTGTTACTCATTGTAAATTTAGTGCTGAATATGTAGATTCAATTACCCCAGCAGAAATACAAGTATATTGGAATTACTTTTTAGAAGAAAATAAAAAAAATACCAACACAAAAAATAATCCAAAAACTGAACATAATACCGAATTTGGCTTTTAAATATGAATAACATACAAAATGTACTCGATACCCTTAAAGATTATGCAAATAAAAATATTTTGCAAATCTACATACCTTCTTTAAAAAGAGAAGTAGGTTTTCGCCCTATTACCGGAGCCCAGCAAAAAAAACTATACGACGCTGGATATGATAATTTAGTTTTTCGTACTAAGTTTATTATAGCAACATATGAAATTATAACAGAGAATTGTTTAGATTGGGATATAACTAAGGAGTTTAATGTGCTAGATAGACTAGCTATTCTTTTAGCATACCGTAAAACTCTACACGGGGATATAATTAAATCCGAATACGGAGATGCTGCAGTAGCAGAAAGTATAGATAAACTAGCTAAGATACAAGACTTGGCTAAGACTATTGAGTTTGATAAAATAAAAATTGATATAGAAGTACCTAAAATAATAGAACAATATAAACACGAAAAAGAGCTGAGATATCAACAAACTCTTGCAAAAAACGATGTTAAAAATTTTGTAGAGGCATTAGGAGATATGTATATAGGAGAAACATGCAAATGCATAAAAGAAATTTATGTAGAAGGTGTTTTGATAAATTTTAAACAGTTTACGCCGCAAGAGCAAATAGCAATTGTTGAAACTTTACCAGTAAATTTAATTAATAAAGTAGGAGAGTTTATTAGAATGCTTTTTAATTTAAATACAGAGGTATTAACTTTAAAGGCTAAAAAAGAAGGTATTGAGACAGATATAGTCTTGAATATTAATACAGAGTTTCTCGTAGAAATATAACTACAGAGGCAGCCTAAGTATTTCGATGCCGGAAAACGAACAACTCGAAGACGTCTTAAGAAGACTGCTTGCAGTATTATCTAAAGAGGATCAGCTCAACGTAGGAGTTGCTGGCGGGGATTTTAGCTTACCGGAGGATTCTTCTCAAATTCAAAAACTAAATGATAATTTACAAAAAATATTCGACCCCAATAACGAAGGTAGTTTTACTAAAAAAGTTAACGAATTAATCGTTAAGTTTGCTGAATACAAAAGTCTATCTGAAAATAATACTAAAGCAATAACTGAAAGCAATAATAAGACTTTAACAAACGGATTTGAAATCTTAAATAAATCCGTAGAAGAGTTAAACAAAAATTTTGAGGTAGAAAGAAAAGCTCGTTTAGAGAAAGAAGAAAAAGAGAAAGAAAACCGAAAAAAAGAAATAAGTGAACAGATATTAAATAAAGCTGTAGAGGATGCATTAGCAAAATATGATAAAGACATAAAAAATGAAAAAGGCTTAGACGCATCTGAGTTAAGAAGTAAACTAGATACGATGTCTGTATTTGATAAAGACTTCGAAAAAGTGCTAAAAGCAGCTGAAGAAGCAACTGCAGCTCAAGAAAAATATTTCAGAAAAAATTTAGATAAAACTACAGCTGAAATTGAGCTAGAAGAAAAAGAAGCCCGAGAGGCAAAAATAAAAAGCTTAAAAGAAGAAAAAGTTAAAGATAATGATATACAAAGACAAATAAAAGAAGCTATAACTGCTGCTAACACTCCGATAGCTACGACAGCTCAAACAAGTGAAAATACTAACAAAGAACTTATTGGCTCTACTTATCCTGTAAAAAAACTGCCTGGGTATGCGCCTTCTCCTCAAGAAGTAGCACGAGACGAAGAACGTCAAAAAACGGCTTTATTTAAAGTCAATATAGTAGATATTGATCAAAAAGCGTACGATAAATTAAAAGATTTGTTTGAAGAGCTAAATTCAGGACCAGCTTTTATGGCCGGAGAAAGTGGATCTAGTACTAATCTCTACCCTGGTCCGAGTTCCCGAACAAACCGTCCAAACCCGCCACAGCCAAATCCACCTCCTCGAGTACCTGAGCCTCCTAAACCCTCTAAACCGCCTACCAGTGACAAACCACCTCGTCCGCCACGAGTTCCACCAGGCCCTAAAGTATTTAAAGCTCCAGTCCCTAAACCACCTACTTATGTGACTCGAGCTGGAGTAGCGGGCTCGCTTATAACTGGAGCATATGAAGGAGCTGATCGTTACCAGCAAACTGGGTCTGTTGGAGAAGCTGTTACGGTCGGTGCGGGTACAGCAGGAGGTGCATTAGCGGGAACTTTAGCAGGAGCTAAAGCTGGAGCGTTATTAGGTGGCTTGGCGGGCCCGGGCGCAATTTTTGCATCCCCGATATTAGCTACTATTGGCGGGCTCATTGGTGGCATAGCAGGTGTGTGGGCCGGAAAAAAAGGCGCAGAAGCTGCAATTAATGCATTTGCAGAAAGCGGAGGCGCTTCTCTAGAAACAGACAGCGAAAATACCCCGCTTAAAATAGTACCAGGAGAAACCGATAATGTAGATATAGAAACTACTTCTTCAGTCGAAACTGAAAACCAACCTCAAGAAAATAAAGAACTCGAAGCTTTTAATAAAGGATTTATACAAGGCCAGACTACGTTAGTTAATAATACCATTACTGAAACAATAACTGAAAATAATACAAATACATCTGAAGCTTTAGACAAAATGGCCGCGGCCGCAGAACGGATAAACGAAAGCGTACAAAAACTTGAAGCTCAAATGACAGAAACTCTTAAAACTAATACCGCTACAGCTGCTTCTAATAGCACCACTGTAATGCAAGGCGGTAACAAAATTGATTTATATCTTACCCCTCCTGATATACAGCAAAATCGTTTAGAAAGTATAGAAAAGCTAAGCGGCAATCGCTAATATTTAGTAGTAAGTAATATTATGCCCTCTTGGTTTAAAGAAGTAGATTATGCAAATGAAATACCGGATCTTGCTATATCTAAATCCGAATACGGGGCAAGGTATTTAGTACCTAAAAATAACAAAGCTGCAGCTACATATAATGTACATAAAGATTTTTGTTGGACTCTTTCAAACCCTAAGACTCGGTCATTAATACCTCGAGTAAAATTAACTGAATATAGATTAAAATATTCTGCCGAACTTTTGTCTTATATTAATAGCGCGCGAGGCTTTCAAGAAGCTCTCGGTAGATTAGATGTAGAAAATCCTTTAGCTCAATTAGCTTTAGGGGCTGGAGCAATTGCAGGCGGAGAAGCTTTTTTAGGGCAACTGACAAATACAGCAGCTGGTATAGCAAGCCGGCTACCAGGGCCACTCGGTCGCCTAGCCCGAGCTACACTTACAGGAAGCGCCGCTGAAGTTAAAGCAGGCAAAGCAACAATTGCTAAAATATTTGGCGGGGCCGCGGCCGCTGCAGGCACAACGGCATTAGGAGCCTACGCGTACAGCCAGTTTAGCGATCCTAGTAGACTTAAACTAGAAATAGATAAAAGCAGAGGGGGTAAAGACGCGTTAGATCCTTATTCTAATTTATACAGCGGTATAGCTACAAAAATTAGCTATATACTGCCTTATATTAGTATAGATAATATGACCGGTATTAATTCCAGCTGGACTGAACCCGGTAAAAATGCTCCTATAACAAATTTATTAGAACAATCGAGAAAAATGATAGGAAAAGGAAGTGGCGGAGCTGCTGCCCTGGGAGGTATTGATTTAATAACTAGTGTAGTTGAAGCGGCGGCTTTAGGAGGGGAACCTGGTGCTGGCCGAGAAAAAATAAAAGGCTACTCTCCACCAGAATCTGGAGATAGTATTACTTTAACTTTCTATTTGTTTAATACAATTAGTATAGAACAAACTCAAAACAATTGGGAATTTTTATATGTTCTTACATATCAAAATTTACCCAACCGTAGAGGTATAAATTTATTAGATCCGCCATGTATTTATGAAATTGAAGTGCCTGGCTATAAACGCTTTCCTGTTGCAAACATAGAAAAGCTAACGGTGACTAATGAAGGCACCACGAGGTATATAGATTTAGCAACGGGCAATACAGTGCCCCCGGAAAGCGGGCCAAATGTTAAATTAATACCTGAAGCGTATAAAGTTACTCTCACTATTAGAAGCTTGTTAACAACTACTCAAAATTTATTTGGATGGGCAGACGGAGAAACTATAGTACAAGTATTTAAGGCTGAACGAGCCGAACAAGATCCTTCGTTAAATGCTAGCGGAGTAACTCAAAGACAAATAAGAGAAGACATTACAGGCGGAGCTGGTAGCCCGGTTTCTGGTGGTGGTACAGTAGGCGCTTTTATCCCGCGTGGCGGTTTTCCTAATGGACGGTTTGGCCCTTAATATATTAAAATGGACCCTCAAAAGCAAAACAATATACCTGAATTAAAACCTTTAGACATGTATAACTTTGAAAACCTTTTCAATGTTTACAAAGATAAAAAAGTTTATTTTTATAATTTGCTTAATACAGTAAACTTTCCGGATGTATTAGCTGATAGTTATTTTCAAACTTACACCGTGCCGTATGATAACATCACTTGGACTGATATTTCTAATAAACAATACGCAACTCCTCAATTATGGTGGTTAATATGTAGTGTTAATAAGATTGACAATCCAATAGAATTTCCTAAAGCGGGTACTGTGCTTAAAATACTTGACCCGCGTATAGTAACTGAAGTATTACAAAGTATAAAGCAGCAATGATCAGATCTACAATAACCCCAATACCTACAAATACTTTATACTATAACAATCAAAAGTATTTAGTCGATATTTCTTTACTTAATCCCGATGGCCGGGTGTTTCCAATAAACACAGCGAATTTAGTTAATTTACAAATAATTGATGATGGGTTATTATGGTATAAAACCGGCACCCTTGTTATACGCAATCCTGACAATATAATTGAAAGAAGGCCAGACGGCACGGTACCTATAGATGCAAATTATGTGTTTCGTAATGATGGTAGAGATATAATAGCAATTAAAATAGCGCCTATAGTAGATGACCATTCAAATGCGGAACTTTCGCCAGATAGTTATAATATGGAATTTGTATTCGCAGTATACGATAAAAAAGATATAGTTACCGGTAATACGGTAAGAGACAAATACCTTCAATTAAATTTTTGGGAATTAGACTATCAAATATTTTCAGAAATAAATGTAGATTGGTCAACAAATAATCTTTTACCTTCTAATTTAATACCGTCCTTACTAACTGATGAAGAAAAAAAAATATCTACAGGTTTAGCTATAAAAAATTTGATACAGTTTGTATTAGGAGAAGATTCTAAATTTAGCACTAGTTGGGATACAGGAGCAAGTAAAATTTTTTATAATTCTTTAGCCAATAATAATGCTATTGATGATTTAGAATATTTACTTTATAGACACACTAGCCAAAAAACAGGCAATCAGCAAGAAGGGGATCCTTGTTTGTTATATAGAGATCGTTATACCAAGACCTGGTTTTTACAATCTTTCAATAATTTATTTAAATTAGCTGTGCAGCAGCGTTCTATAACTGGAGTCTTGCACAGAGAAAATTTTATAATAGCAGGTAGCAGCCAATCTGATGACAGTATTATTCCGTCTTTTCAACAAATACCTAAAAGCACAGATTTAAAATATTTTTCTAATATTAATAGTATAATTACAAATTATCAATTTGAAGATAGTTCTACAAATACTAATACGAATTTTTTTGTAAATTATCCTTGTTATTCAAACGACTTAAAAAATAAAACATTTAAAGTAGACTTTGTAGATAATACAGTAGAAAGTGTTAAAAACTATATACAAAAAACCTATGTAGATAGTTTAGGGGTGAATGCTACTGCCGCATTAACATTAAATAAAACTAAAAAAGACGCAAAAATAGTTAAGCAAGCGTATTCGTTTCAAAGAGACAAAGTTGCGCGATACGCTGATAGTAGAAACTTATTATTAAAAAGTATGTTGTTTTTAAATCAAAGTTTAGCCTTTACAGTGCCGGGTACAACCTACAGACAGGCTAACTGTTTTATAGGGATAGATAAAAATCAAAATACAATCGCTAATAATTTTGATAATAAATTACTTGGTCAGTGGTATGTTAACAAAATTGTTCATACGTTTACCGACGAAAAATATACTAACACTTTGTATACGGTTAAACTACATACTAATGATAGAATGCCTATTTCAGATGATGTAGGCTAAGTATCTATATGGCTCAGGCAGTTGTAAAAACGTTTGATTACTATAATACTAGAATAGTGTTACCAGAGTACTCTGTACCCGGGTATGAAAAAGAAACAGACTTATCCAGAGCGTATTACAGTGCGGATTTTTCATCTAACCCTATAGGTTCAAAGGTCGATTTTTTTGTACAGCTTAGAGATCCCTGTATAGCAATATATGCCCCAAATCCTGTATTTGAAGTACCAGTTGGTTTGTCCGGTTTAAGTCCACAATGGTTTGACGGATGGTGGGATGACGCGATGTTTTACTCTCACCCTCGAGTTAAACAGCAATTAACAGCGACTAATCCGGACGTGTATCAAGATTTTTCTGAATCTGTAGGTTCATTAAGTTACGTATCAACGGATGCAGATCCAATAAATCCGTTATTAAATTCAAAAGTACCACCTATTGTATTAGCGCAGATGAACTCGCTAAACGCTAAGGTAAAAACAAACTTTAGTACGTATACCCCATCAGGTATGGGTCCATCTAATATAGCTCTTATTAATCAAATTCAAGCCTTTACTAATAGCGTGGCTAAAGTTAGACAGACAGTAGAAGCGGGGTATGGCTTGCTTAAAAATAAATTACCCTTTGCAATCCTGTTGGTAGGTAATTTAATTACTCCTAATGACTGGAAAGCTGGTGCTAAAATAGAAGGTATAACAACCGCGGTAGATAGAATTAACAATATAATTAAAACCCCTGGACGTCTTCTTTCTCAAGGTATAGATCAGCTTAATAAATTCGTATTAAAACTACCAAAACTACCTTCTTTAAGCAAACTACTTAACGCGTTTATACCGGGGCTACCCGCTATATCAAATGTAGTAAGTAGACTTAAAGCAGCAGTTACAACAGTTAAATCTGTAGTAAGTACAGCTCAACAAGCGCTCGCGCCTGTAGTTAATGTTGTTAACCAAGTAAGAGCGGGAGTAGATAGTGTAATTGGTACAATTAATACAGAGACGCAAAAAATAACAAGTATTGCTACCTCTGCGCAACAAGCAAAAGCTGCAGTACAAGATTTAAATAAAGTCGTAAGCAAGGGTAACGTTGCAACTACGCTTAAATATCAATCTAATAACGCGCTAACAGGGCTTAATAACAATTCAGCTGTAATTATAAACACTCAAGTGAAAAATATTAAGGGTAACACAGCAATAACTAAAGTTAATACATTTAAATCTCCTAGTAATTAATGCAAACTTTTAATTCTATTTATCTCGGTATAGTAGTACAAAATAACGATCCTGAATATAGAGGTAGAGTTAAAGTTTGGATACCGCACATATCTAGTACTATATACAATAAATGGAATCAATTAAAAAAAGACTTTTCATTTAGTTTTCCCGGAACTCCAGGCGGAGAGGATCTTAGTAGTGTAATAGATGACTTAAGAGATACATTACCGTGGGCAGAAATGTGTAGCCCTATAGCGGGGGCGTCTACTGCAAACTACTATAATTCCCCCTCTGATACAAATACGGTATCTGATGCTCCTTTATTTTATGGGCAGCCTAATACTAATTTTACCTCGTCTTCATCTGCAACTCAAATAGATCCTGAAGGTAAAGGTAATAAGCCAGGAGCTCTATATGAAAGCTATCCAGTAAGCGATGCTTTTGGTAATACGGCTAAAATAAACAGCCAGCATTTTAATCAATATTCTAACAATTATAAACCGTCTACTTATTCTAATGCAGCTAAAGGGTTATTTTCTGTGCCGAATGTAGGCGCACATGTCTGGGTATTTTTTAGAGAAGGTATACCTCATTATCCTGTATATATGGGAACTACTTTTGGAGAAGACGAGTTTAAAAGTATATTTAAAGCAGGAGATGATACATACCCTGATTATCCAGGCACATTTGAAAATAAAACTCAAAGAGTACAAAAAGAACCCACTATAGACTCTTCTACATATCGTAATAAATTAGTACTCAATCAGCGGGGCGCTGCAATAGAGATTATTAACACTACTGATAGAGAATCTTATAAAGTCACTCATTTTAACGGCGGTTTCTACGAACTTAACAATCAATTTACTGCTTTATTCAATCCAAAAAACTTTCAATTATTAACATTAAAAGATAAATTTGAAACAATTAATGGCCATAATAGCATCTATATAGGTAGAGATAACGATCATATTGTACAAGGAGACTACTGGTTAAAAGTAGGTAATTTTAACATACAGGCCAATAGTCAGTGGAATAGTTTATACTCTAAGTTGACTGGAGATGTTTCTGCAACAACTATACAAAATACTCTTTCTCAAATTACTACTAGTCTGTCAGAGCAAGAAAAGAAAATGGGGTTTGGGGGTAACAGTTTTGAGTTTATTACTAAGCACAGAGTAGCGACTGTCGGTTTAACACTTAATACTGCAGCTACCTATTCTATACTCCCTTATATACCTTTAACCGGTAAAGAAATAATAGGTTCAATAAAACCTAATTTATTAGCGGGTAATTTTGCTGCTTTACCTACCGGCATACCTACAATACAGCAATTATATGTACCGGATACTCCCGGTGGTAATTATGATATTTTTGCAATGAACCGGCTCAATATTAAGTCCGGGGCGGGCGGTGCTACAGTACAGACTCTAGGTAATATAAAATTACAAGGCTCTATTGTTGATGTAAGAGCTGACGCAATGATTAATATAGGTTCCAAAGATGGTCAAATCGATATTAACGGAGATATAATTACCGTTTCTGCAAACGCGTTACAGTTTAAAAATTTACTAGGCGGTCAAATAGTGTTTGATAGTACAGTAGGGGTTTCTAAAAACGTTATAATAGGCGGCGGAGCTTATGTTGAAGGAGAGTTATTTGTCAATCATATTACGGCACCAATTGAATATCAAGTTACAGAAAATACTCAGATAATAGCTACCGGTCCTTTAGTTAATCCAACCGGACTACCAGGAGCTTTGGGCAGTGGATGGGCCGTGTTAAACACTGATGCTTTAGGTAATTTAGTACTCGAAATACCTTCATTACCGGTATTACCTGGTGGCGGAGCTACTGAGCCTACTGTTATAGCTGTAGCTGTAGCTCCGGGTAGTTTTTTAAATCTTAACACTTTAGGTGCAGGTACGTTAACTATTGCTCAGCCTCACTCTCACGCGTTTAAAAATATACCTCTTACTCTTAAGAGCTCTACACCAATCGGCCCTAATGACTTTTCAACTCACGCAGCTAATACTATTGGCACACTTAATGCAGATAAGGACGGTATTGGAGCTGAAACTCCATTAAATGGTAGAATACAGACTATAGGAGTTCCGCCACCGGTACTATTTTCTGTAGGGGCCGATGGTCTACCAACTAACTTCCCTAACGGCCCTGGTAGTAATGTAGTCACACCAAGACTTGTACCAGCTCCATAAAAAAAGCCCCTTTCGGGGCTTTTCGTTTTTATGAGCGAGGCAAAACGTTATTTGTCGTAATAACGAGTACTGGTTCTTTAGTCTTAATACTAATGTTATAAGGCTTAAAGAACTTACTACCACAGCCTTCAATTGCCGAACCAATAGACCCAACAGGGTACTTACGGCCTTTCTTCGAAGCATTATAATTGTAAGCGCCTTTCTTAATGCTTTCAACGATGTCTCGACTATCTTCGTTTTCGGGCATCTGAAGCACCCAACCAACAAGATCTCGCTTAATTTCCCCATCCTTATCAGAAACAAGGATAACGTATTGCTTCTTAATCTTGGGTTCATCTGAACCCTCGTCTTCTGCGACGGAACCAGCAACTTCTGCTTCTTCAGCTTGCTTTGCTTGATCCACTGCTACTGTAGCATCACTCAAAAGATCGAGAACCTTTTCAATAGCATTCTCGTCCTTGACTACCTTTTCGAGAGCTTCCCTGACAGCCTCGAGTTGTACATATTCTTCTTTGCTCATAAATTATTTCTTTTTAGTTACAAAAGGCGATTGCTTGGCTTGATTCCATTGTTCAACAAGTTTATTGTGGTGGGTCCGCGAGCAATGAAAATGCCATAGCCTTACAATACCTTCTACGTCAAGGTAACCAATAACAGTTTCTTCTTTATCAGTACCGACATCAGAACGTTCAATACTAAACACTCTAACTCCTGGGTTGCGAAAATCAAATACATACTCGACATCATTAAATGAAATGTCTTGAATGAAATCTGATTCATGGGCATCAGAACGACCCTTATCATATCCCTCCTGATATGCGTCTCGATTAGCCTTTAGCAGCTTTGCGTGTTCAGCGTTACTCAATATTTTCATGGTGAAACAATTCTATATTGTACTTTAGAAAGGTCAAGCCCAGAAAGATCTTTTCCGCCGGCATAACTAATAGCGGACTGCAAGTCTTCTTGAATTTCTCGTACTTTACTAGTAATAGTGTTAGTAGGTGTTAGATGAGTAGTGAATCCCTCGATGTTCCTAACGGATCCCTTGTTTCTCTCAGAAGCACTGCCGTAATACTCTTTTTTACCGTTCACCATTGTCGCTGGGGAATCCGAGCAGGCAGCAAACATACCACCAATCATGCAGAACGTAGCACCAGCAACTAATGCTTTTGCAATATCACCGTTCTCACGAAATCCGCCATCAGCAATAATCGGTACGGGGGATACGTCTGCACAACTCATTATCGCAGTAAACATAGGCATATGAAATCCAGTCTTGTTCTTAGTTGAACAGACCTGGCCTGGCCCGATGCCGACCTTAACTAAATCAGCTCCCCATTCGGCTAGATCTTTACAGGCTTCTCCGGTAGTAACATTGCCTGCAATAATAATAGTATTAGGAAATGTCGCT